GTCGTTTAGCATATAATCAGCATAACATTAACACAAATACTGAAAGGGGCTGACCGGATATCAGCCGATCAGCCCCACCCCAACCCATTCTTTAACCCATAAGTTGAGGCTATTACAATGTTTGCACAAAGCGACCGTATTAACCCAGTTCATTTACTGCAAAGTCGGTTAGGTTGGACTATCGAAAAGATAGCCGAAGAAATGGATTATTCTGTAAGCGCAGTTAGCAAATGGAGCTCAGGCGATCGCAACCCATCACCAAGAGCTATAAAAGAAGCCCAGAAAGTATTAGCCAACTACCAATGACAAATTGAAAACTCAAAACCAAACCCTCTCCAGTCCTTTACTGCGGAGGGTTTTTTAGTGTCTATCAATCTTGTTCACAAGTGCAATCACAAGTGAATTGTCGCCCCTTTGATATGGGTTTATTGTTGTTGTTAGTTAAGCGTTTCATTTCGCTTAACAAACAAAAACCAAACGATTTGTAATCATTTATGCGGAGCGCAAGTATTGAGGAAATTACCCATTTTACCCGTGAGCAGGTAGCCGAGAGTTTAGGAGTTTCGGTTAATTACCTCCGAACCCTATGTCAAGACCTCCGAGGCGTTTTAAGCCCAGAGGAATTTGATTTTCAACCCAATGACGGCATGATTTCGGCTGATGCTGCAAGCAAGTTAATCGAGTATAAAAACAGGGCAAGAACTCGAACCCGTGAACGGATTTTAAACGACATTAAATTAAGAGGATTATGACAGCACAAACTCAACAAAACTACGACCTTGACGCGATCGCATCTGCGGTTGGAGTCAAATCAGAAAGAGCCAGATTAATCATCTCCTCTCTGGTAGAAAATTTCCATTTTGACGCAACAAATGTTCCTCAAAATGGGATGGTAGCGATTCTTTCTTCAATTATCGGAATACAACAAACCCACTCATTGTCTGTTTCCCAAGCTGTTGAAAAATACGTTAAAGACTTGCAATCCCAACAGAAGAAAGCGGGGGGAAAAACAGAACACGCAGCCGGATCTATGGCTGAAACAATCGACAAAATGGCTGACAATCTAGCCGAACAAATAGCCCCCAAGGTTGTCGAACTGGCTGCGGAAAAACTACAGGAGAAAGTCTTAGAACATTTTGCCCAAGGCTTTGAATTTGCAAAAGTAACAACCTGTTTCAATCAAGTGGGAATGATTATTGATGCCGAGATTCGAGAGGTTGAAAGAGCAGATCGATTTCAACTTACCGGAAGCGAAAACGTTCTCAATTACTTTGCGTTGCCAGAGGGCAAATAAACCAATCAAAAAGCAATATCCCGATGTGGTTTTTCTTATGCACGGAGGGATTTGTTAAGCAAAAACCAGGTACAGATTATGGTGTCATCTATCGCAAAAACAGCAAACAATATTAAGAAGTCAATGATTAACACAATCATACTCCTAATAATTGGAACGGGTATTGGAGGTGGTAGTGTCATCTGGATGCTACAAGCAAATGCAAACGGTATTTGCAGTCTACTCTCTGCAAAAAACCAATTCATTAACATAGTGCAAAAGGACTCAAAATAATGGATACAATTCTTCTCCCGTTGGTTCACGACAACCTGTCATGCGACACGGCAATTTCTCACAAAACCTTGGCACGACTTGGCACAAGCCTTGTCTTATGCCTTGTCTCGCCCTCTATGACAGGTCACGCCTTGGCACAACTCCCGCCAGGTTATGAGTTTCAACAGGCATATTTGCAAACAGAAACTACGCCACAAAGACCGTGCCAAAACCGTCGAACCATCCAAGAATACGAATACACATTACCCCAAGAAAACCAAGAATATGAGCCACGTCAGTATCAACAGAATCCAGAGATTGCAGAACGCGGATACGGTGATTCAGGATTATCGGGGTACAGATTCAACATCGGAAGTCAAAACACAATCATCTTTAAGTTCTTCTGAGCTTAGACAAATGAAAAACAGAATCTTGTCACAGGACAGATGTTCTGATAAAGACCTCGAAAAACTTTCAATAATTAACGAATTACTAGGAGAAAAAACGATGAAGGTAGATAAATTTTTTGACAAGTTAAATGGGTGGCAGTGGTTAATAGTTGGAATTGTTGCAGGTTTGATTTATCAAAATATGGTAACAAGACCACAGCCTCAAACATTACAACCGCAAGTTTCACCCAACACTGTGATGACTCCTAATGGTGGTGCAGTGAATATGTACAAATTTGAAAACAATTAAAAACAATGTCAAACAGAAAGAACGGAATCCATATCAATTACTATGAAGCTCCCGGTCAAAACTATCAACAACCAAGTGATGATTGCCAACAACAACCAAACCGGAATGCTACATCATCAGGAATGTCTTCAAATATAATGCTTTTGCCAATAGGTTTTATATTCCTGATATTTATTTCACCTATTGTTGTAGGAGGAACAAGATACATTGAACGTCCTAGTCAACCATCGCCCGACATAATCATCAACAACAACAATAAAATGCAGCGATGACAAATTTGTACACGAAAAAGGAAATGATGTTTTGGATAGTAGTTTGGTTCTTAACTTATCTCCTTTGCTTACAAAGAGGGGGTGCTGATATTGTTGATAATCGCACCCCAGACAATACCGGAGCTTTCTGTCAAGCCTACGCTCAAGGGGATTTATGATAACGATAAACCATAGATTCATTATCCAATGGATGATTTTTGGAATCATTCTTTACCTGACAATCCCCCCTTTAGTCGCAATTCACAACAACATTGTTTGTAACAGATATTATGGATTTCACAAAAAATAAACAGAATTTGATTTGGTTAGGAATTGCAGCCGTTGCAGCAGCATTTTTCCTTTACTCAGGAAAGATTAACCTACCTAACCAACAGCAATCACAGTCACCGCAACACCAGACACCAGGAGCTTTGAAATGGTAAATGATTATCCAGAGATAGTTTCGTTATTGATTGAACAAGCAAAATCAACTTTTAAACCCAAAGATGTAATGCTTGACCCTGATTGGGTGACTAACACACTTTTCACTTATCAACAAATGCCAGAATATTCACCCATGTCTGAAACACATCAAGATTGTGTTTGGGGTGCTGAGAGTATCAAGCCTCGCTCTGAGTGGAATATCACCAAAGAGCAAAATGAGATTTCAGTTAAAAGATGGAAAGAAAAATGGATAGCTGAACGTAAACAAAAATATGCTCAAAGATTTTAAATGTGCAGCTACCTATCTGGGAATAATGTGGGCTTTGGAAATGTTTTTCCCCGAATTTGATTATTTTGGAATCAGACCAGGAGTGGAAGGCATAGGAATGTTAGGAATTATAACCTCGCCATTCCTGCACGGAGACCCCCAACACTTGATAGGGAACACAGTCGGATATTTGCCATTGGCAACCCTGACAATTTTCAAAGCCCCTGGAAAATTCAATTACAACTTTTGGGTGATTTCAGTAATTGAAGGTTTTGGTGTTTGGTTCTTTGGTCAACCTGGTTCAAATCATATAGGAGCAAGCGGGGTGATATATGGTTTTTTTGGATTTTGTCTTCTTAGTGCTGTCTTTCGTCTTGATTTTCCTAATCTGGTATGCGCTGTTATTACCTGGATAATATTCCAAAATTTAATCGGTGGAATGCTGCCATCGGTTGCCCAAGGGATTAGTTGGGAAGGTCATCTAGCAGGGTTTATTGGTGGTGCGATAGCGGGGTATTTAGATGCAAATTCTCAAAGAAAATTGGAGGCAAATTAAATGTATTTGCAACAATCTGAAACCCAGACCTCCCCCCAGATAACAGGATTGATGGTATTTAATTGGTCAATGGGGTTGTTGAGTTTATTGTTAGTTGGTTTGATAGCTTCTGAAGTTGTCAGGTTGACAAATAAACCAACAGAGGAGTTTCAAAAGTTTGTAGCCGTAGCCAACCTTTCAGGTTATGAAAAATGCCTGAAAAACAAAGGTGGCGAAGGGTGCAAAGAACAGCTAATTATTGAATGGAGAAAAAGAAATGGCAACTAAATTAGACGGTTTACGCAATCGTTTTTCAACTGGAAACATTATCAAAGAAGCTGGTACGGGCGCTAATTTCTCTAAGGTGATGAGTCCAACAGGAAAAGGTGATATCACCCCCTATACCCGTGAACGCTCCTATGCAGGAACCGATGAATTTGACCAACAGTTTAATATTCCTGACCGAGTTAACCCATCTGAAAATGAAGCTAAGGGAGCTAAGATTATTGCCGAAAATGCAATCAAAGCAGCGTCAAATAAAAAGGTAATTGTCGAAGCTCAATTGAAAGTTGATAAAGCTCGTACTGAGTGGTACGAAGCTGACCAACAATATGTTAAAGGTGTGGCAGAAGGTTCATTGAAACGTTTTGAGGAAAAGATTCAAACTCAAAAAATGTTAGATGGTCAAGCTCCTAAATATATGCAAATCGTTGGTAATTACGCTAACGAAAATGTAGGGGCTGTTAACGTGATGCGCCAGTTGGACAAAATTGAAAACTCGATGAAACTGTAAATTTATTTGGGGGTGAAACATTCCCCCAATCAAAACATGAAACTATGGAAAGTCAAAAAGTTTTCAATCTTTGGAACGGGTTTATCTTGTTCCTTTTTGTTATCACATTTTGCTTTGCTTTATCCTGAAGCTAGAGTATTGCTAATTTGTCTTTATCTGGGTTTGATTGTTGGTAGTGTTATTTTATATTTAATTTCTGATAATCAAGATACTGTAAACTCTGATGAATTAGTTTTTGGTGCTATAGCTTTATTGATTGGTGTTTTTTATGCTTTAGGAATAGGTCAATCTTGGATAGTTTTAAGATTATTATTATGGATTTTATTGTTGATTGTCACTGTTTCAATTTGGATATATTTCACATTACCTCAACCTGAAAATAATGAATAACACCCCTGAACATTTAAAAAATCCTCACCTGTCAGCATGGTCAATAGGTCTAACCATCGCTGGTTGTAGTCTGGCGATGTTTTCACCTTTGGCAATCAACAAAAACCCACAGTTAGGGATTGTTGGTACATCTGCGGGTGCGGTGCTATCTGTTGCGGGGTGGGTGATGGGGAGTCAATCAGAGAAATCAATCAAGCTACAAGCCAAGGTAGAGGAGCAAACCGAGGCTATATTCCTGCGGCGGTTGGGGATGGAATATGAGTTAGAAAAATTTAGGGATATTAGATATTTGAACGAAAGTCAGCAAGCGATCGCGCAGCCTAAAAGCCATGATCAAACATTACCACCATCGCAACAAAGACGGTCGGATGACAATGAAGGGAATCTTCACCGGAGTCAATTGATGGTTTTAGACCGAGAGAGTCCTGTGGAATATAATCAAGAGAATCATGATATCTATTCAGATGAACTATCATTTATTCCTTGCGATATTCCCTCCAATCATATCTTAAACTTCTATAACTGGGATAAGTTAGCCGATGAGTCTTCGGGAATATTAATCGGGGGAAATTCTGGGAGCGCAAAAACATCTCTAGGTGCTGGTTTCGTGATTGGCAAACTAACTGAGCATAAACCCGCCGAGGTGATTGTTTTGGATATCCACGCTTCAAAAAACCCTATCTGGCAACAAATGGGTTTCCCTAGGGTTGAATCAGATGTTGAAATAATTTATCAGATTTTGTGCTGGCTAATTGAAGAAGTCGAGAACCGAAAAGAAAAAGACGGGCATTCTATCATTGTCTGCTTGGATGAAATCAATGATACGATGTCCGAGTTAGCACAATTAGACACTATCAAACCATTGCAAAACAAGGAAAAAAGAGTTAAGACTTTTACTTATGCGATTCGGAAACTTTCTAATGCTAGAAAGTTTGATATTTGTTTAATCGGTTTCATGCAAAGTCATAACACCGAAGCCATAGGAATTGATGGGAAGTTTAGAAATAATTTCCTTTTAATTCTTTGTGGTGCTAGTGCTAGGAGTGAGATTCAAAACCTGTGGAAACATGACACCCCTGAATTTCAGTACATCCAAAGTGCTGCCTATCCTGTTGTTGTTTGTGGTTCTAATCAGCATCAAATCGCAGAACACCCAACGCATAAACATCATCTTGAGTATAGAAAAAAAGGCAATGCTCCTGATGGTTTATTAAATCCTATTTTTTTAAATAAACCAATAGATGTTAAAATAGTTCCATCACCTAATATCAATCTAAAAAAAGATGATGTTCCCAAAGTGTTACAATCAATAAATCCCTTAGATTGTAATACCTGGCAATCAATAGATTATCCCAGTGGCTTGCAATGGCTACCACAATACGAAGCGGGAGTATATTGTGTATTTGTTGACGGTTATCAAAACCCTCTTTATGTAGGTCAATCTAAAGACCTTTGGAGACGTTGGAACAATAAAGGTGACTGGGAACATCATGTTAAAAAACATCTTGAATCAATTGGTGATGTATCGGTGAAAATAGCTTTTTACATCACAAAAAATTGGGATGAGCAAAAACGATTAAGTCTTGAGTCAGAATTACAAGCTAAATATAAACCTTCGTGGAATGGAACAGCTAACAAAACATTACCCGATAAAACACTTTCTGAATCGGCTCAAGCGGTGTTTAATTTCATCAAGGAAATATTTAAGGGTGAACCTATACCAGCCCGTGACTGTTACCGCAAATCATCACTCAGAACTCAGTTTGGATTAAATGCTGAAACTACTGAGTTGATATTTGATGAATTGCAAAATTTTGGTTTAGGTCAAAAACTAATCAAGGAAATTAATGGTTTCAGAAGTGTAAACTTTTTACCTGATATGTAGTAGAATAATGGTAAAATTATCATAAAACAAAAACAAGAAAAAATAATGAAAAAACTGTTTTTATCACTATTGACTGTTACATTATTGAGCGTATCTTTTGCTAATTCATGTTTAGCTAATGAAAATAAAACCATGCGTAATCATACAGGAAATAGTTTGGCTAATGCAAATAGAACGATATTTAATCGTTCAGGAAATTATTTAGTTTTTATATCAAAAAACAAAAAAACACAACACATAATAAAAAATCCTTTAGATATACCTCAACAATTAAACATCACTTCGGATATCCCTTTTCGTGTTATTTGTGAAAAAGATTACGGTGCAGACTATTGTTCAGGATATTTTGATAGAAGTTATCGAGTGATGAAACCAAATGAATCAATAATTGTCGAATTTTATGATTTATATGGTGGGATAAAAAATACATTAGCTATTTCTTTTTCCAATCTAAAATAATAAAAAATTAAAACTATTTTACTTTTTACCTGATATGTAGTAGAACCCTTGATTTATCCTACAAGCAAAGCAAAACACAAGCCCATGAATTATCCCGAAGTAGTCGAATCAGTCTACAGTCAAATCCTGTTAATCCCAGAACCCAATCCCATCCCCAAAAACAAAGACTTTATTTTGATGGTACTCTATCACCGGACGACAAACCCTAAAGCCAAATACCCCCGTGAAGGGGCTGTCAAAACCATTCTTGATCTTGGTTTAGAGTTTGCTCCTGTTGAGGATTGGAACATCAGCTTAGAGGATTACAACGCCGCCAAACTAAACCAACAAACCCGATGGTTGGCGTGGCGAGAGGGGCTAACACCTGTTAACTCAGGGATGAAGAAAACTATAGATAATGAACAGGAGTTTTAAATGAAAAAATCCAAACCAAAATCAGACTATCCAGAGATTGTCGAGTTAGTTGTTGATACTGCCAGAAAGCGCGGCGGGAATCAATTATTAACAGATGTCAATTGGGTAACTAAGACCTTGTTCAAATATCAGAATGGTGTGATTCCCTTGACTGATACCGACTCCGATTGCGTCAGGATTGGAGAGGAGTTAAGACCCCGTTATAAGTGGCAGATAACCAGAGATCATGTAGCTTTTGCTAATCAGAATAGTATTAAGAAGGGATGGAAATAATGATCAATACTTTTATCGGAATTGACCCAGGCAAAACCGGAGCGATCGCTATCATTTCTCCATCGGGAATCAAACTCATTGATTGTCCAGTTATTGAGATAAAAACTAAGGTTAAAAGCAAAAAGCCAAACCTCACGCTATTTAATCAGGTTGCGGACAAGGGAACAGTCAAGTCCAAAACTAAAATCACAACGAAGTCAAGCCCTGCATTAATGGCATCGGAGTTAGCACAGTCAATTACCTCAAACTCAATAATCGCCATAGAGAGCGTTCATTCAATGCCAGGACAGGGAGTTAGATCAACCTTTGATTTTGGGACGAATTTTGGCATTTGGTTGGGAGTGATCGCAGCGTTAAATATTCCTATGGAGTTGGTGACCCCTCAAGAATGGAAAAAACACTATGGCTTGATAGGGAAAGACAAGGACGCATCAAGGATTATTGCGGTGCAGTTATTCCCCCAGATGGCTATGGAATTAAAGCTCAAGAAATACAACGGGCGGGCCGAGGCACTTCTCCTTGCTGAATATCTGCGGCGCAAAGCAGGAGGCCAGGACAAAGTAGGAGTATAGGGTTTCTAGTCTTTGCCAAATAAAAAGCACTTCTAAATTAATAGAGGTGCTTTTTAGATCGTCAATCCATGTTTACTTTTTTATTTTAGCTTTTTTCCATGCCGCATTAACTTTTATTAGCAACCCAGGGAATGTCCGAGTCCAAAGAATCCCAGACAAAGCAAATCCAATCATGGCAGCTTTTGTACAAGGGTCGCATCTAAAATCAAATCCCCCACTTCGACCATCTAAGGTTTGATAAACTATCACTTCATTGTCAGCACTTGCATCTTTTGTCATGCTTTTGAGCCACTTAACAAAAATATCAAGGTCGGATTCAAAAACCATCTGAGTAATCTTATCTTCCAATAATTCCAACGCTTCTTTCATAATCTATTTTTGATTAAATTACTACCATTTAGAAGTTTGACAAACAGTTCCCCACCCCTCAAAAATTTCCTCAAATCTTTGAGGTTGCAATCCAAAATAAAACAGAGTTTGGGAGAACCTGTTTTGGTCTTGTTTTTTTCCTTCCGCCGCCCGTTTGGGACTGTAGAATGTGAGTCGGGTTGAGGGTAGGCAGAAGCGATCGCACCGATTCAAAGCCTTTTTATACCAGGCTGTACTGTTGTCAGTATTGGTTAACAAGAATGCTTCCGCTTCCGTCTCGTTCAGGGTTTGAATTAATTTATCAACAACCTTCTCAACAAATCCCGCGCTATAGGGAGGGTTTAACCAGAGTGTCTTAGCCTGTCTCCAGTTCTGTTTAAATCCATCATCTTGAATTGTGAATATCTTTTGAGCTTTAATAATTTGATTGGCTTGTTCACAGCTAAAAGGGTCTAATTCAGGAAATCCATAAAACTCATGGACTAAATCAATCAAATCAGACGGGGTATAATTTTCGTTTGAATCAAGAATTACGGGTTGTGTTTCAAATAGTGAAAGTTGTTGTATAATCATTGTGTTGTTGCTTTGTGTGTTTACTTTTTAAAAGTATCTGAGATTCTCTACAAACTCAGATACTTTTTCTTTATTATAAGGTATTTGTGTTAAAATAAATATTAACTTAGATGTTAGTAAAATTATGAAATCAGAAAATAAGAAATGTGGTTTTGCTGCTATGAGCCCAGAAAAACGTCGGGAGGTTTCTAGCAAAGGGGGTAAAGCATCTCACGATAAAGGAACGCTTCATAAATTCACGCCAGACGAGTGTAGCGATGGTGGGGTTTCCACATCACGAAACAAAGACTACATGACTGAGATAGGTCGTAAAGGCGGCAAGACATCTCGTGATAAAGGAACACTGTATAAGTTTACTTCTGAAGATTGTAGAAAAGCGTGGAAAAGATCAACATGAACAAATTTAGAGTTGATGTAATTGCTAAGACCCCTTTTCCTCAACAGGTAATTTACGCTGCAATGCACCAAGATTCCTTTGTTTGATTCATGTACCACTTTCTGAGTTTCTTCAGTAAAACCCAATCCTCGTAAGGTTTTGATTTGTGTACCAGTTTCTCGGTTCAGAAGATGGCGCAGCCAGTTTTCTGCAAAACCTAAAACTAGACTGGCTCCTTGCATCACACAAATCCATTTTGCTGACAGGAACGCGATATTCCTTTTCGACAAGAAGTAATACTTCTGCGCCCTCACGAAAAGTAGTCCAAAGGTGATCAGCCACTTCATGATCACGCATATTCTCTAATCGCTGAATATAAACAGTCGTATAAAGTGGCTGTGTACTTCTGTTAGAAAAACGTATTGAGGTGGGTTCCCTCCACGCACAGGAGCAACTCCGATTTCAAATCGGAGTCGTTATTCGGGACACCCTCAAAGTTTTACCAGAAGGGACTTTCAGACATTCAGAGTCGTTATTCGGGACACCCTCTAACCAGTTATCTATCGCGAGACTGTCAAGGTTACTTTTACACCGTTTTAGTTGTCACCACAGGAGCAACTCCGATTTGAAATCGGAGTCGTTATTCGGGACACCCTGTAATCCCTCTTGGGTTTTGATTAGACATTGATTTTTTCTGACCGCCATTAAACGTAGAGAATTTTTAGTGGTTTTGCTATGTTTATTTTATCATAATCTTGTGATAAAAATAGGTTCAAGAATTGAGGAAATAAAAGTGACAACAGAAACAGCACCAACGGAAATAGCTGCGCCGTCGATTGTAGGGTATTTACTCGACAATCAAGGGAAGACGATTAAGTGTAAAGTGACAATAAATTCAAAGGGATATATAGTTTTTTATCCCGTGGACGAGGAGTGCGATCGCAATGCCAACAACGACTGATTATGTTAATGTTTTCGTGTTATAATAATATTGGTGGAAAGATTCTCTCTTAAAGTTACCTGGCATCCGCTTGGTGGCTTTTTGTTTTATGGGTTTGGGTGTTAGAATATTATTGGAGAGATCAGAGGGAGAAATGCCAACGACAACTGATTGTGTTAGCTCCGATTGTAGAATGGTGATAAATAAACCGAGGGATGAAACGGAATTAAATCTATCCCTGGTTTAAAAATATATGGAATATTTCCCACACCCGTACCTTCAGGAACTATTAAACTGTTACCATTTAATAATCCAATCATTTTAGAATTAATATCTAATTCGGTATTTAAGTGTAATTTTGTTTTTTCAAATAAACTACCATTATTTTTAATTTTAATACTCCATAATCCCGTAGGATATAAAGCTAAAATACTACCATTACCTAATAATGAAACACCTTTACAAGTTGCATCATTTGGGTCAATACTATTTGAATTAATCAAACTATTTGAAGCATAATCATAAACCAAGCATTTATTGTTATATCCAGGTTCAGGAAATAAAATCAATAATTCATCAACTGTTATTATTGCATGGGAATATCTTTTATAATTTGTCAATTCAGAAATCTCGGTTAAAACTAAACTTCCTAAATCTAATATCGCAAATGCTTTAGTTCCGGCAATCAAAAATATTTTACCATTGGGCAATAAATATGCCCCGTTATAAGCGGGTGTAGAACCTCCTGAGAAAACAGTTGTAATCTTTTGAACACTATCATCTAAAGGATTATAAATCGCTGCATACAAGGCATTGTACGGGGGAAAGAATACTCTACCATCAGGTAATAAAGTTCCCCCCAAATATCTATTGGTTGTGACTGTGATTATTTCTTCCTCCCATGTTGAGGTGATGTTGAAAGTGTTTGCTTGACTGTTATAAATTAACGGTTGTTTCCAATTTCTAGGGGGGAAAACAATTGTTTTTTTATCAGCACATAAAACACCTTTCCCATAACTAGGCGAGTTGGTCGCATATTCATGGTTAGCAAAGTCTTGACCCCTTGAATTTGTCAAAGGGTTGTATATTGCATAACCCCATGTTTTCTCGGTGAACTTGCAGAAAACATTACCATCAGCAAGTAAAACCATGTTATCAATTCTTTTTAAAAAAGCACCTGAATCAGCAACAAATAACATAAAATTTACCCTCTATTATAAAAAGCACTTAAACAAACTTCTTTAGGTAAAGTCCCTAATGAACTATCCCAAATTGTAAAACCATTGTTATCTAATGCTGTACCATTGGTACAATAAAACATTTTTCCTGATGGTAGCATAACCATACCTTTAGGATTTTGCTGCAATGTCGGCATGGTGGTATAGCCAACATTAGTCAAAACATTATTTGTGATATTGTATTTATTTATTTGTGTGACATTAGCTAAGAAAACATCACCATCAGGAGAGATTCTAACAAATGCAACTGGTTGCGTCCCGGTCATCCCCTCTTGGCCAATTATTTTTTTACTGTATATGTCAATTAAATTCAACCCAAAAGCATTACCAAAAACAGCTAATCCTCCATCATAAAGTAATGAACTTTTTGATGCTTGGTCACCCGCAAATCCATTTAAAGATATTTGCTCCCAAACATTATTAAATGGGTTGTAAATATAACAGGTTTGTGTCTGAGCATCCGCATTGATTAATAATAATTTACCATCAGGTAATAATGTTGTTGATATTGGTGATTGAGTCAGCAATACTGACGGAATGTTAGGAAAGTTTTCTAAGTATGTAGTTTTTGGGTTAAAAACACCGAATCTGTGAGTAGTATAGTTACAAATAGCAACTTTTCCATCACGCATTAATGATGCACCGTTGACAGCAAAAGTCCAATCATTAAGTGTTTGATATGTTCCATCTTCATTGACCAATAACCAACTTCTTCTATTTGAAAATGAAACTCCACAAAAAAGCATTCTACCATCTAACAATAAAACCCTTGGGTAATAATCGGAATTCGGTAAAACAAAAGTTGTAAAAGTATTATCATCAGGGTTAAAAATATAACCCTTTGATGAACCACCATTTTCTGTTCCACAATAAACTTTACCGTTAAAATGTAAAACAGCACCCAAAGGTTTATCAGCTATTGCTCCGGTTCCTACAAACGTAAAAGGCATATATACCCCCAATCAGTTAACAATGAACTACTACTAATATAATCTATTTTATTATTTTCTGTTATTGCTTTATCTAATCTTATTCTAATACTATCATAATTAGTCAAAGTGTTCACATCATTATCAAGATAACCTCTCTTATTTTCTATAGTCTGAAAATAATATTGTTTGTTGATAAAACTAAAATCTGTTAGTGTTGTATTTATATCATCTGGTGCTAATTTTTGATTATCTAAACTTGCTTTAAAATGTTGACTACTTATATAAGAAAAATTAGTCAATAATTCACTGTTACCAACTTCAAAATTATAGCTTTCTTCGGTGATTTCATTGGCATTGATAACCGGAATCAATCGAGGTAAAATATCATCCCATGAAACTAATACATAAGATTTTAAATCAACTCTATTCTGAGATATTCCATTGGTTATTAATGCTTTAGTCAAAGTCCAATTTGCTAATTCAAAACTATCACTTTTTTGAGTTGAACTAAAAAACTTCCAACAACCTAGAGTAGCAGGAATATCTTGCGGATTTTCAACAACACCGGTTTTACGCCAAACATAAATTGCTTGGTCACTACCCATACCAACAAACATGAATAAACCATCTTCATCGGTACTGTCAAAGGTGAAATTATTAGTTAACTCCTGAGTATTTGCCACCCAGAAGGCACTTGATTTATAATTAGGCATAAGTTAATCCCTTAATTTTAAGCGGTCTTCTCTCGTCATGCTAAACGGGTCAATATAATCACCTCGCTCTTTCTCTTTTTCGTCATCGGTTCTAATCGCTGTCACAAAATAAACCAAACTTTTGTTATCAATATTATTTATTTTCGGCAACTTAACTGGCGATGAACGTCTAAACTTTGCATTGTCAGAAAAATTGAAAATCTTTTCATTGTCAGAAATATAAGGGAATTTCTGCCTTCTTCCAACATTGGCAGCAAGGTTATCATCCCTCAAATCCGCTAGATCATAAAATCCGTAGTATTTTTGGGTTGGATAATCAAAACTTTTTGGGTAATTATCTGAAACCCCCTTGAGTATTGCGGGGGTTATCCAATCGGGGTTTGTTATGTTTCCAGAATAACCAGGGTAAAATCCATAGACGACATTGCCTGCTACTTCGCCTGCTCTTCCGTGGGTCTTGATAGTATGCGATGCGTCGTTGTTGACAGCCTCGATCTCTGCTATCTTAAATTGCACCTTTGCCGTTCCGTTTTTTAGGGAATTAAGGAAAGCACTACTACCGACCATTTCGCCCACCCTAACGGTATCTTGAACGGGAAACGACAAACCTAGCGCAAAATTGTCAATGGCATCATCTTCTCCTGCACTTATCCTTTCGGCAAGATACAAGTCATTGTTTGAATAATTTATATTATTGTAGTACCTAATAACATCATCGGTGACTAACCCAGTTCCCAGTGTGTAGCCTTCACCTTTGTAATAAACGCCAAAAGGGAACCCATAGATAAATTTAATATTATCTGGCTTATAAGAATTTGCTCCTACATAAAACTTGCTAAACCTTTGAGCAGAAAAGACTGAATTAAAATCGCTGTCCTTTTTCGGCATCGGTACTTCGCGGCTAATAACATAACCATATTTACCCCCCATTGACGTACTTAGACCTTGAGAATTTAATCCATAAGCAGATTGGCTATAACTACTACCATCTCTACACAGGTTATCTGATGTTGGGAAAAAGAAATAAGGATTCAAAAAACCATCATAATCTAGTTCTTTTATCCATTCTGGTAAGCCTGTTATAACACCATCTCTAATTGGGTAATATTTAACATTTGGAGAGTTACCATTAACTTCAATAACAGTTAATCTTCTAAATTGAAAACAACAATAATTGTTTTTGCAATTCCTTTTTATAGCTAAATTAGATCCAATAGTTTCGAGCTTTATTTGCTGTTCAGCACCTTCTAGTAATAAAAAAACATGGTGATTCATTGCTAACGAATAGGCTTTAGTATTGGAATACAGATTTAACGAATTTGGGACTAAAGGTTCTAGCATTTCGCCAACGGGCTTGGTTTTATCAAAATTAAACTTTTCTCTATTCGTGAGTAGAATTTCGGACATTTTACCAGGGAATAGACCCCAATTAGAGCCAATATTTTCCGACCAAGTAAAGTCATCTAAAATCACATCCAAAGGGTGTATCCAATCATTGGGAATAGCGTCATCATCTTTTGTTTCAGGATCGTTGTCTGGCAAGCTCCCAATTATGTTGATCGGAAAAGTACATAAAAGTTCACTAGCCGTTGTCTCATATATTTTAGTGTTATTAAAATATATCTCCGCCATGTATTTTGAATTTGGTGCATCAATAATATCTGATTTTTTCTTAGGTAATTTTTCTCCAGCTTGACTGTGGGACGGTTGACCACCGCCACCGCCACCGCCACCGCCACCACCATTATTGTAGTAAATATCAAAAGGTAAAAAACCGGGGTTGGGAGACACTGCAATTTTCTTTATGACAGCACTAATGCCGCCTTGTGCAACTGGCGGATCGTCAGGGAAAACAGTCCATTTGCCTTCAAAATATTGTCCATGTCCAAATTTTCTACCTTTTCCTACCCATATACCAGCATCAGGTGAACTATGAATAGCTGTCATTGTATGATAGCCACCACCACCCTGTACAGGTGTAAAAGAGGTGTCAAAACCAAAGAAAGCCATACCCCCTGATATTGTAGGTTCATATCTAATATTAGAAGCCCGACTTTCTGCATCCTTAAAACCCTCTATCCCAGAACCTACCTCAAAAAACAGAATCTTATCGTAAATACAGGTAAATCCACCGGGTTCTGTTGGGGGGCCAGAAACAAGCCAAACATATTGGTGGGCGTTAAATGGAGCATATTGACCATCAAAAGTTGCTGTGATTGTAGCTGTAACACTAACGGTATATTTCCCGATATAGGTAGGAACTAAAACGATATCTTTAGTGCTTATAGGATTACCGCCAGCACCACCGACATCGTATCCACCACTGCCGTTAGGTGAAACCGTAGCAGGACTGTAGCCACTGCCGGGAGAGGGTGATTCTGGGCGTTTAAGTATTAGTCTAATATCCCTTTCTGTGGGGTTGTGTAATATTATTTTACCCGCGCTGATTTTTTCAGCTGACCCAATTGCTGCGGTCGGGAGACTGCTAGATTTTCTATAATCCTCAAATTGCCAAGCACTAGCACAGGGATATCGAATCATCGCAGAAAAATCATAAAGCCAAGATTGCCCAGTCTTAAAGACCACGGGAGATGGTTTTCTAACAAACTTAACCCAAAAAACATTAGCTTTTACTGGGATTGTTGTAATTGCGTCTCCTATCGTATCGTGCCTGTGATTTCCTTGGCTTGTTTTCTTGTTTTTGCTCATATAATTATAGTCTCCCAAGTTAATTCTGTCTTGATTCTTATTTCGCTAATCTCAAGGATACTACCATTTAACACTTGATCGGGAATAGTATCAGATTCAGAAGAACTAATAATACAATAGTCTTTTTCTAGCGGGGCTGCATAGCAAACAAGAGCGTCGCTATAATCAGGTTCGGAAGCTCTAAATAAGAATAAGCAATCATAAATTACATTACCTTTATTGGACTCAATCAATACGGGTGTCGTAGCGTAATCCGTCACCACACCAGGCCTTTCCGGTACAGTCCCCAATGACAATACAGGAACAAGAGGACAGAATGTTGCCCCATCTTTTGTGTTATCAAATTGATTTAAACACTTATCTATAAAATCTTGAGATGAATTATATAAACATACATTAGTCTCGTTATCGTGTTTAACTATATCAACATCCTTAGCAACACCTAAGTAGTAACTATTAGATGTATTTAAAAAGTTGCTGTGAATTGTTGTTGCGTTTTCAAAAAATGGAACTAAAAGCAAATTGCTATCTGTTTTGACGTAATTTCCCCCGATTATTGGGACTGTTTCATGGCTAACATAGATTGTTTTAACAGAAGACAGTTTACCTCTATCAAAACTAATCTTCTCTGGTAGACTGACAGAGAACAGAACCGACGACTCGTTATAAGAGTATCTAATATCGTCAGAAGAAAATTTAAAAGATTTATTATTTCTTTCCTGAATATCAGCAATATTTCCAATATACAAATATGGATTAGAGCCGGTATAACTACCTTTGTCGTAGTGACTGATCCAGACATAATAATCACCTGTCATTTCCCAGATATATTTTGCCTGTTCCTTTAAAAATTCAACTGTAGGGAAAAAGGTTATTAACTCCCCCGTACCAAAAACCTCTGGTGGCAAACTCTCCGTCATGGCATTTATCTATTAGTATATAAATTTAACTTCTCAAAAGTAGGCATCCGCCGCCCAACCTCCGCATCCTCAGAACATAGCCACCAACTACAAAATGATTGGACTTGATGCTGTTCGGCTATTGATATCAACTCCGACCATAGCCCATTACAAATCGCTTTATCGGCAACGGATTTATACCAAAGACTCGCCTCAATAAAATGCACGGGAACATCAAACATCTCAATAATTTTAGGTAATCTGGTTAGGATCACCGGAGCATTATAGGTTTTCAAATGAGTTTGAATCCCTACCTCTACCGGAAAATCCTTGGCTAATTCGTGGCAGATGTTGGCGATCGCATCCCATTTATTGAATAGGTGGGGTTTGAAATCTCCCAAAATTAATCGAGCTTTGGGATTGGCAATATGCGCGGCTTCACAATATCGCTTTAGGTTATCAAGTTTATAACCAGGATAGCCGACACCTAGATCGTCGGTAAATTCATTTGTTAATACCCATTCATTAATCTTAGGGAATTTTGCAACTCGTTTTTTAATCCATTGTTCTATCGTTTCACAACCGGAAAATGGACAGGGCTTATGATGTTTATGCCCATAAAGGAATTGCGCTCGGATAATTTTATCTGGGAAGTCCAGAGGGTTTTTAGTCCCGTTCCGGTCAACAAATAACTGCCAATGGTAGCCAATCACTACACCGCCAAATAGCGTTAAGTCCAAAGGTTGTGAACTTCCACAGGTAAATTGAATCATTAAGTAGCTCCCTCTCCTGCTACCCACCCCCCGTTAAAGGGACGATATAAAATCCCTGTCGAGGTATCTCGCCACGTCTCTCTCGCACTATTTGGAGTCTTGGAAACACTTGCCGGGGTGTTAGTGTGTACGCGCATTCTGGCATCTGTCTCTACCCATGCCGTGCCGTTGTAGACATAGGTTAGGACTGAATCATAGTTATTGACCGCCCCATTCTCTTGATATATCCAACGGGTTCCAATCGCAGCCGCCCCCGTTGGCGTGGTAGTGGCGACAACCGTAGAATCTCTGGATATAAACCATCTACCTCCGCCCGTGGCAGTGTAGCAACTTTTACTATTTGCTGTTGAAGTCGTGTCGGTTTTAACCAATGCTAACCAGGTTTTTTCTGCAATAGCCCAGAAAGTTATACCATCCTGCAAAGTTGTCACATCTAAAGCCACAATCGCGGCTATATTGGCTTTACTTCCCATCCAAGGCATTATCTTAAATCTCCGCTATAGTTATATTCGATAATACAGGAATAAAGTTAGGGATTGAACCGTTCCAATCTTCTAAAACTTCCGAGTTCCAACCATCGCTAGAATCCCATAATAAATTAACAGGAGCATCAGCAGCAAAAGCCTTAACCTCTGTTAGTTTGGGTGTCAGCAGTTTAGTCTGGAGTTGGAATGGAAAACCCCGATCTATCTTAGCATTAACCATAAAAGGTTTTAAGCTAAAATAGGCATCCGTTACAGAAAGATTGCTAACTATTCCCCCGATAATCATAGTATCGGTGGCAGCCGTGAATAGAAGTTTTTGCCCTTCTATTCTTTGGTTTAGGTTCGTTGCAATTGCCATATTTTGTTAGCATTTAGAACTGTTTATATTATATAATAAAACAATAGTTTTGTGCTGATTAAATTATGATTAATACTCAAGAACTAGAGAATGCGATCACCATTGTGGAAAAATGGTTAATCCCTCAATTCCTAGGAAAGAGGGCAGTATTTATCTATCCCTCTAAAGCTCAGAAGGATTTGGGATTGAGTGAAAAAGTATTTTGGTTTGCAATTTTTACTTTAGTTGAGCAGCAGAAAATTAGCTTAGGTGAAAACGATTATATGGCAATTTATCCGGCTACAATTGTATTGAGTACCTAGAAAAATTATCCCCACGATGTTTTGCCACATCTGGGGACTTGAGTAAACCTACAGAACAGGCTACTAATGGACAAAGATAACACGGAAAAATATAACCCGCGCTGCTTAACTTGCGGTGGGAAGATGTGGAAGTCTGGGATAACGCCAACCGGAAAACAAAAGTATTTCTGCAATCCCTGTTGGTTGCGGAATCGAAAATCCAATGAAGCCAAGAAAAACCCGCCATGTCCAAAGTGCGGACACAAGATGAAAAAAAACGGGGTTCATTCGGACGGGAGACAAAAGTGGCGCTGTACACCCTGCGGAGCGTCCCAAATTTCAGATCCCAAACCAGAGGGGCGACCGAGAATCCATGAGAAAATAACAACCTCAGACCCCAAGCCCGTAGGGAGGCCGAGAATCTATCCAGGTCGGAACCTGACCGATGCCGAATCATATCTCAGACATAAGAAGAAAAAAGCTATGTTGGCACTCAAGGCAAAATTTGGGACTGATTAAATTGTTATAATAATAAGTGTCCCCGCAATGTTTCCGCATTCGGGGACGTGAGTTCACCTAGTACAGGCGTCTACGAGGTCAAATAAACACACATCCACACTAAAAAGCCTAGGGGTTAAATCCTAGGCTTTTTGCTATTTCACCCTACCCTACACCGCCAAAACATCAACAACGGATTCAAACCATTGCAAGTGTTGACGGGTCGCATCCTTAACGCCCTTCTGTGCAGCGAGCAACAACTTAGAAAATCCTGATCCTTTTGACGTTGGCAACCAAGCCGGATCTTTCCCGTGAGGGTTTGGGGTTTGCAATCCATTCTCAGCTAATAGTTTATTAACTCGTTGTGCCGAGTGTTTAACACCAGTGCGCTGTTCTAAAATTAATCCGAGTTCGGTGGGCGTGAGAAGTTTTTCCTCAACTTCGACGGTTAGATGTTTTTTAGCTTCTTCCATCGCAGGAGCCAACGCCGGATAAGTTTTAGCGATATTGTTGGCAATAATCCCTGAGACAAGTGTTGGGTCAACATTGGTAGGTCGGAAGACTGCCATAACCGCGTCACTAATCAACTGAGGTGAGGGTTTGTCCAACAGGTTCATCCCACCAGTGGACTTAGAATATTTTAATTCCTTTTCGCACCGGAGGAAATATTGTCGAGTTGCCTTCCCTTGTTCCGTCCCTGACATCATGCCTAACGCCTTAAAGCAATCGACGGTGAGATAGATGGATTCGCTAGGACGACCGCCATCAGGGGTTTTCATCCATTCGGATAAATAGTCTTCCCCTTGTTCAAAGTTGCGGGTTAGCTTCTTTTTGGCAGCCTGTTTACTTGAATATCCTAACCATTGCCAAGCGTCTTCAAAATCAACGGGGTATTCTTTACCGGAACCGAGTAAACTTAAAGCTAGTTCTTTGCTAAAATCAATCATTGTGATCCTGTTATGTAGGTTTACAGCCCTTGGGTGTTGATGCACCGCGAAGGGCGTTTACTATTAATATTATATCACAATCAATATTAATTAATCTGGCAATCTTCCGATTAACTTAGGCTCAATTCCTATAAACTTCTCTAATATTAAACTAACCATTGATCAATGACAGCCCGTACCACTTGTTCAGTCATTCTAGGAGGTACACTCATCCCAATCATATATTTTCCTATCTTGTCAGTTTTGGCTTGGTAGTCATCAGGAAATGAGCCGAGGCGTTTCCATTCTCGGTAACTAAAAAGTCGGTTTTCTTTCCAATGAAAGAAGAATTGATGTTGAGCAATTAAAACTGGTGAAGGTTCATTCTCTGTTAAAAGTTTACCAGCAAAATAACCTCTTTTCCCAGTTTTGTCTTTATATGCTCTTGAGAAATTCTCCCCTTCTTTCGTTTTATCATATAGGCTAGAAAAACAACGTGGCGGCTTAGTATCCCTAATCTCATCATCAGTAAGCACCTGTAAATCGCTCGTAGCTTCACCCGCACCAATCCATCTATGCTTAGGAGTCAACACTAATTTAGGCTTTTCAATATCATTCCTGAGTGCAACAAAAAACACCCTCTCACGCTTTTGAGGCACTCCACAGTCGGCGGCATTTACTAGGAACAATTGAGGTTTATAGCCAATTTCTTTGAATCTCTCTATCACTAATTTAACGTACCCTTTGGCATTGCCTTGAATCATCCCCTTGACGTTTTCAGCAATAGCTACCCTTGGTTTTAAGTGTTGAACCAAATCTAAATAATCAAAGAATAAATCAGACAAAACTTGCTTTGATTGACCCTCTCTAAAGTGCTTATCTTTTCCCCAAGACTTTTCTCGACTGCCAGCCATGCTAAACGTTGAACAGGGTGGAGAGCCGTCTAGGATGTCAAGATTAAACAGTTCATCAGGTAGCTTAGTTGTTAGTAAATCCCTGATAGGACACAAATAATAATGTTTGGGTTTTAGATTTAACTTGTAATGATATGCCATTTCTGGGTCAATATCATTAGCTGCAATCACATCACAACCCGCTAGTTTATATCCCATAGAAGATCCTCCGCCACAGCCAAAGGTTGACATCACTTTCAAGCCATTCTTGGGAATATTGTCTAAATCTTTCAGAAACCAAGCTAAAGGATTAGTCATTATTTGTTAAATTCAAATCCACATTTAGGACACTTGCAATCAAATTCAAAATTATCTGAATCAATCTCTTGAGTGGAAGATTCAGGATTATGATCTGACAGTCCAAACCCTTCACCCTTGCCAAACGATTCTAATAATTCATTTAATTTATAATCAGGGAAGAACTCACTCAGATCAACTTCCTGAGCGAGATCATTCAATAGATCAACATCCCATGTACTGAAATCCGAGGCGGTATTGTCAGCGATCGCATATTGTTTCCAATCCGACTCTGACAACCCTTTACGCTTAACAGCAACAATCGTATTACCATCGGCTTCTACAACCAAAACCTTCTCAATCCCTAATTGACCCGCCTCCTCAAAGGTTCCATTCCCCGCACGGATAACATCATTCTCGTCGATCACAATAGAACGGCAAGCCCCAAACTGTTCTAAGGATTTGGAAATCACCTTAGCTGATAACGGCGTTCTTTTGCGGGCATTATTCGGATCGGGTGTCAGATTTGAAATATTTGTTTCAATAATTTTAGGTTTAGTCATATTTAAGTTGTAGAAAGGTTTATAGCTATGTTAACTTAAAATAGTAGTTATTCGTTATTAACCGCAATAAAAAAATTCAGACTTGATTTAATTGAGCAAGCGGTTCAACTCCTACTTGATAAACCTTGGCTAACCAACTGTGAGATAGCCAAACAGATTGGGGTAAGCGAAAGTTCTATAAGGCACTGGAAAAAACACCCGATATGGGAAGAAACCAAATATAAGATATTCCACAAATATGCAGAGGTATTAAAACCAATGTCTGAACAAGAAAAGACCGAACTTAGAGAAAAACTTTTAGAGCGACAACGCGAAATAGATATTTTTAGAAATGCACTAAAAGACAATACAGCCCAATGTTTCAAGGTAACGAATCAAGCCTATCGTGATCTTGCCAAGGATCAGGATGCGGTTAAGGCTTGCGCTAAAGCTACAAAGTCAGGGGTTCATGTCCAATCTAAAAATGCAATGGACGGATTAAAAACAATTATGTTGATAGACGAACATAGTTATCAACTCAGTATTATTATTGAAAACTTCGATAACTCTGAAGATGATAGTGAGGATTAGATATCATGCTTCGAGCTATCCAAAAAGGGGAGCGACTCAAGAAAGAATTAAGGGAAGCAAGGAAACGACGGCAGCAGAAACAAACTAAATCCGGTCGTAATTCCTTAACTCGATTTAAAAATGACCCCGTAGGTTTCTCTCGGTTTATTGGAGTCGAACCAACAGAGGATCAACAGCGATTCCTTGAGAGTGTCCGAGATAACCCAGAAACAAA